TAAGCAGCTTCAAGTGCTTCAACCTTGCCTATAAGTTCCTGTACAGCAGCCACAAGCAAAGGCACAAGTTTACTTTGATCTATTCCTTGATAAACAGGGTTGTTATCAGAATCAACTTCATCTTTAGTACCAGTTATTGCCTCTGGTACTGCTGTAACTTCATGTGCGAAAAATCCATCTACTGTTCTACTTGGTGAAGATTTAAAATTAAATCTATATGGTTTTAAAGTTTTTAATCTAGTAATACCATCAGATATTGCAACTGCATTTTCTTTCAATCTGTAATCAGAACTCGTTGCATATGCAGTTGTAGTACCATTATTTGTCATGGTAATACTTCCTCCAACTTGTCCATTAGCTCTGAATTGAATCGCAACAGCGTTTCCTGAGAAAGCATCATCTGTATTAAATATTGCTCCACCTGTAGCAGCATCATAATTAAATTGATATGTTGCGTTTACAGTACCGCCAGAATTAAAGGCGAAATGCCCATTATTTTTGATACGCATACGTTCCTGTAATGCTGTCGAGCTTGCTGGTAAAGTAAAAAATCTTAAATCGCCTGGTAGATTATCACTGCCATTACCTGCTCCAGAACAACTACACAGTATTCTAGCCATCTTATGAAAACCATTTCCGTCATTACCTTCAAAATCTAATTGTCCAACATCATCATTTGTTCCAAGAATTGTATTTCCAGTGCCTCTACTTTTAGCAACAACAAATGAAGCAGGATTATCATCATTATGTTGTCCAACTACAGCTATTCTTGAATTATTATTAGCATTTCCAAAAACAATAAATCTTTCATTTGTACCTGGTGCACCTGCATTTGAAGTACCACCGATTAAAACTTGTCCATCTTCGTTAATCAACATCCTATTAACTAAACCACCAGCGTTATTAAATTGTGTTGCAAAACCTAATTTTCCATTATCTTTATTAGATGTATCAGTACCAGCTAAAAACGTTATGTTAGCGACACTATCACCATTCCAAGAAGCAACAAGATTTCCTAATAAATCAAAATCCCCTGTCCTATGTGCATTGAATCCTATTTGACAGAATTTTGATGAAGCACCTCCAGCAGTTACATCTACTGCTAATCCTCCACCAGAGCCTAAATTACTTAACAATATACCTTCATCATTTAATCTTAATTTTTGGTTACTAACCCCTCCAGTACTTGTACTAACTGTAAAATTCGCATCCTCAGATCCATCTGAGACATCAGTTGCGGTAAAAAGAATATTTCCATAAGTATGTGCACTACCCCCATCATGATTCCCTTGAAAATAAATAGCCCCTATATTATCATTATCAGCAGGGCTTGTAGAGGCATGAAATAAAAGAATTTCTGCTCCTGTACCACCCGTTGATGTGGTTGCAAATCTAGCTACAGTCGTATCTGTAGTTACTGCGTGTATGAAACTAGTTGGTGAATCTGTTCCAAAACCTATACGATTATTGCCAGCATCCACATAAAACATATTGACAACAGAATCACCTTCAATTCTAAAATCTACATCTGCTCCACTTTCATTAAATATTGTTGTTGCACCAAGCTCCATTCTTTCCACACCACCAGTTGCCACGTTAAAAGTATCAGCAGCAGAACTAAAAATACCTGTGTTTAAATCATCTCTAAAAGCTAATCCTGGAGCACTGGCACTACCATCCTCCATTGTCATCGTTCCATCAAGCTGCATTAATTCTATAAATGCGTTATCTGCTGCATTTCGTATCTTTAAAGTATTTGTTGACGTATCAGCCCATAACATAAAAGCTGCTGTATCTGCTGGTGCACTTGAGTTAGCATTAAGAGATTGAATTGCAGCTAATGTACTGTTTATAGCGGTTCTAACAGCAAGACCAGTTCCATTGTTAATAGTATATGAAGCAGTAGGCATTTAATTAAATACTAAATTATTCATATATTAACCTTAACTAACCACCTTTACCAAAACCTATTGCAGTATATTTAAAACTTAAATCTTTGAGACCACTGCTGCTTCTAGTCTCAATAACAAATTGAGTACCTGTTACTGAAGTTATGTTGAAAAAATCACCACTTGCAGCACCTTCAAGTGTTATACCAATACTAGGTAAAAATGCACTTGTAGATCCACCTAATGATCCCGTACCAGTGAAGAAAGGATGTTGGAACGTAACAGTTTTTGCAGATCCACTTGTACCACAATTACTTGCAATAGCTGTATTAACGGTTTCTGTTCTTCTTTTTACACTTGCTTCAAAGCCTAATTCAGTTACATTTATAGTTTCATCAGGATCGCTTGATGTCATTTCAACTTGAAATTTATATCCTCTTGCAATGTATTCACCGTTAGCAAAAGTATTAAAAGCACTGAATGGACTACTTATATTACAATTACCACTTGTAGTGACATTGTTATCAGAAGTATCTTTAATTTTTATAAATTCCAAAAGACCCGTACCTGATGGAAGTTGTGAATTTTCTGGACTTAATTGGTTAATAACTGAATCAACTATTTGTAATTGAACAATTCCTAAAGGTAGTTGAAGTTGAACCTTAAAGTCAGTATCTCTACCAACTAATTCACCTGTTAGGAAAACAATTTTTACTGTATCACCTTTAGCACCTTGACCTGCACTATAATTTCCCTCACTTAATCCACCATGATCTCCATCAGTAAACAATCTTAAAGCTCTACCAATACTTGTATATTTTGCAAATTTTCTTTTTGCTTCTAGTACACATACATTTGAATTGGTTACGGATGTCACTTTCAAAAACCCATCATCTGCTGTACCGCTTGTAAAATCTACTCTAAAATTGTCACCAACAGATGCACCATGACTACTCGCATTTAATGTAATTAAATTTTGTGATTGAGAATAAGTTGCTGCTGTTGATATAGCTGGATTTCCCTGACTCGTACTTACTAACAGTTTTGCATTGCAGTTTTCTGCTGCAGCACCGTCAAAATCTTGCATGTTATCTATAAGATTTAGTCTTGAATCAAACAGATCATTAACGATATTTGCAGAGGTTACAAATCTTCTTTTAAGGGTTAAATTAAATATTGCCCCAAGATCAACAATATTTTGAAAATCATAAAATCCTAAAGGAAAAATATCACCAGTTAAAAAATCAAAACTACTTAAAATATCAACACTAGAAATATTGTCAAAAAATATAGATCCATCTAAAACCAAACCATCTAAATCAGAATTAAAAATTGTTCTTGTCTTTTCTCCTTGGAATTTTGGATCTGTAGTATCTTCTCTCTGAGTAAGGATAACTTGATGTGGTTGTGGATCAGGTTGTGTAACTATTATCTTTGCTGCATTTTGTGATCTTCTTCCACCATCGTCAACGAATTTAATACTATACGTGCCTGTTAATGCTGGTACAAGTGTTTCACTGATGTTACCAGCAAGTTGTGGAATAATATCTGTGCTATTTGCAAAAGTAGCCAAAGCTCCCGTAGACGGTGTATGCCTTACTTGTACTGCACCACCATGAATTACATCTTTAGCCTTTGCTGGTGTAAATCGTAGTCTAATAAATTGATCCGAAACAGGTTCTACTGTTAAGTTCGTAGGATCTTCTGGTAGTTCCGTTTTTCCAATAGCGTTAAATGTAAGTTCGTTTGGAGCGTCACTTAGTTTATTTAATATATTTACAGAAAATACTCTTATAACAAATTTTCCATTAGAAATATTATCAATAGAAAATTCTGTTGATTTAATTTGTTGATTTACAAAATTGCCATTATTAAAATTATGCTGAAGGTAATAACCAATAGCACCTTTTACAGAGGCAAATTGTATAGTTAATCTTGATACCGCTTTATTGTTTATAACAATTATTTCTTCTGTCGCAGTTAAGTTTGTTGGAGCAGATAATTTTTTTGTTATTACTGAGAAATTTTTAACTGGTAAAGCAGTGCCGTCCTCGATAAAAGCATATTTACCACTGTTATGTGATGCTGCTGTGATACTAAATGTAAGATTCTCCTTTTCCTGTACGTTTACAACTCTCCATGTTGTAGGTTCAAGTGTTGTATTTTCTATAACCCAAACACTATTTGCCTGTGGTACTGAAGAAAAAGCAGAGGAAACAGTAACAGTAGCACCTGATATACCGCTAATCTCCTTTGTCTCAAGCGTTCCATCAGATAAGATCACTGATAGTTTTGCAGTATTGGAAGTAACAAGATCAGTGGATGCTGTATCATCAACTTCTATCTGAGTAGTACTGATACCTGTTTTAATTCTTCCTCCTCTTCTCACTCCCTGTTTTACTTCATCTGCTATAGATATTATCTGTCCAGGACGTACTAACACTCCTGCTTCAGCAGTAATATTGAAGTTAACTATTTCAGATGAATTATTTTGATTAAATAATAGCCATTTCGCCATTCTTGAGGCCTGACCTCTTGATGTTGTTCCAAATGCTTTTATGGTCTGTGTTTTTATTCCATACCTTGACTGTGCTGTTGTGTCATCTACCGTTTCATAGTCAATAGCTTGAGTTGTCATATCAAAGAAGCCTACATTTATCTTTGTAAACTTAGCCTTCTGACTCTGATTGCTATATGAAAAACCACCTTCAGTTACGTTAGAAATATTAAAGGTATAGACAGGATCAGATGGTCTATCCTGTGAGATCGTAATACTGCCAGCTTCATAAAATGCTTGTACACGCATTACAGAACAAATATTCTGTATAAGAGTAAAAGCCTCCATTTGATTATTTATATTTACATTTATTGAAAATCTTGGTTCAGTAGATCCAGTACCAGATCCATCGTCAACTTGTTCTGAGTTATATTCAGAGGCAGAATAAAAAGCAAATTTATCTATATTTGTCTCTGATATTGATGCACCATAACGTGTATTTGTAAGGACATCATATAAAACCCAAGCTGGATCACTTGTCCATTCCTTATCAGTTTTTAATGTGCCATTAAAACTACCACTAAAAGATAAACTGCCATCTTCTCTGACTGTTGCATTATGAGGAATTTTTACCTTAATTCCATATACCCTAAATGTTCGGGTCGGGATAGATCTAAAAGATTCAGCATTAAATTTTAAACCAATATGAGCTATATCTGCATACGCTCTTTTTTCTGCCGTTATCTCTGTAAAGGATGACCAACTAAATTTATTTTGTAAATTAGTATCAGTAGAGTCGTTAGTGACTCTTGTTACTGTAGCAGTAATAGGATAATTTAAATTGCTTAAATTATTAATCATGTAATCTCTAAAGTATTGAGTGTTTGTTTTACCAAAAACTGAACCAGAATTACCTTTAATTACTCGATGCTCTGTACCGTTATTTTCTGTAATCAAAATTTCTAAATTTACTTGGGTTCCATCTGATTTGCCAGTTTCGGTATTAAATTTTTGCAAACCAGGAAAAACAATAGTAATTCTTAATTTATCTATTTGATTTGATATAGACCTTGAAACTGGTGTTGTTTTTTTAACCTCAATACCTACAGCAGTTTCAGTTTCAATTTCATTAATAGTTGTAAGTGCAGTTTGATTTGACGTTCCAAATCGAGGCTCAAAACTGATATCCTCTCTTTTAAAATTAAAATCACCTTCAATAAGATTATCTATATCAGCTTTATTTTTTAAAATCTGTGTGCCGTTCAAAAAGATATCTTTTAATGCAGCAATATTATACTTATCAGTTCCTTGTTTAAGACCTAAATCAAATGGTGTGTGAAAACCTGCTATTTCACCCTCAGATAAGACATCTATAAGGCTATTAGATTGTTTACTCGATAAAACATTCGTAGAAATTATTCCATCAACATTTCCTGAAAGTATGTTTTGTTTATTTTGTTTAATAAAGTTTAAAGTACCAGTTGTGGAAACAGAAGTATCACTTTCTACTTTAAAAACAGTAGAAGAGATAACTTCGGTAACTTGTAAATTTTCAGTTGTAGCAGAACCAGTGGCAATTCTTAAATCTACTGTATCTTCAACTTCCAGAGTCTTGCTACCATCATGAGTAATTGTTATAACATTATCTGTTTGAGAATATGATGCAGTTTTTGTGGCATCTTCAAGATAAAAACTTGCTACATCCCCTTCTACAGCTTGTGAAACTGCTCTTGTGACTGTAAAAGACGGTTGAGTTGATGGTGCTATAGGATCAAATAACGCTGTTACAGGTAATATTTCTCTAGTTTCGCCTGTAGCACCTACGAAGAAAATAATATTTAATAAATCACCAACTTTAATAGATTCACTACCGTCATGAAATATTCTTGCTGTAGTTCCTGTTTGTCTAAAAGTTCCAAATTCAACAGTTACACCATCAATTGCAACAACCTTTCCAGTTGCATCAAAAGTTACATTATTACCTAAACCTTGACCAGAAAGACTTTCTAAATAATTACCTAAATCTTTATCTGATATTTCACCAAAGTAATGTGCAGTAAACGTTGCTAGAAATTCTTCTTCTTCATTTCCTGGATGTAAAACCATTAAACTGTACCCTCAATCTGATCT